GTAGGTTACGGGAATGGGTCCGGTTTTGCGATTCAATGATTCAAGGATGAAGTGATACCGCATGATGTGACCCCTTCAGAAAACCAAACCCATCAGGGCCAATTCCTCAGCCCCGTAGACTTTCCGGGCGCCACATGAAGGGCACAGCCCCCGGCGGGCATCAGGCTCGAATCCTTCAGCGTCACTGGCGCATGCGAGACAAAACCCCATCCCTTCACTCGAAAGGGCCATCACGTTTTCAATCGAGGGTTTGTACAGCTTCTCCCCGCCCTTCGATGTGTAGGCGGTAAACAAGGGCTTGCGTGCCATGATCAAACCCCCTTACGGGCAGAGACCCGCACAGTGAAAAAGGGTGCACCCGTCGACGTGTGCGCAGTGATTAGCTGATGCGAGGGATTGAATCGCTCAGCTATCGTTTTCCAATCGATCATCGTGCGACCCTCACTGTAGGAAACGGCGGCACGGTGAAGGGTGCCGTCGATTGCCTTTTCCCCTGAAGCAATCAGGACGTCCCTCAAGGATGATTCCTCAGCGGTCAGGCGGGCAATTTCCGCCTTCACTTGTGCGAGACGGTCTACGGTTGCCGCGATCATGGTGCGGCTATCGGTTGCAGTGTTCATGATGTGATCCTTCACGGTTACGGGTTACAGGATGCCCCAGAAGTGCAGGGCAATGGGGAGCACGAGGCATGCCGCGACAAGGGCGGCTGTGATCAATTCGACGGTGAGTCTGCGCATGATGTGATCCTTCACGATTACGGGTTACTGACTGACATTCGAGCGCTTTGTGTCGGTCTTCACTTCAGCGAACGAGTCAAACCCTCGCACCCCTTCACGGTCACCATCGATGAAGTGCCAGCCATCGGCTAACGTGACAATGATGCTGTTTCCAATGTCTCGCTCGTCGTCGATGTGGGCAATCCAGGGGCGGGAATTGATCAGGGATTGAATGGTCTTGTTCATGATGTGATCCTTCACGGTTACGGGTTACAGAGTGCCCGGGGTTGCCCCCGGGCGGGTTGATCAGACGATGAAGTCGGGGTGAGACGTCAGGCCGTGGGTCTCGGCGAATGCGAGGATCTCGGCTTGATCCTTTGCCCGCATGGCGGAGCGAATCAAGGCGGAGACTGTGCGGGCGGCTGTGTCGATCATGCCAAGAGCGATGTACTTTTGGGCGGTTGCGATCTCGCGGGCTTGCGGCTTTGTCATGATGTGATCCTTTGCGGTTACTGTTACGGGGTATCGGTTGATCAACCGATGGCTAGACTGTAACCCACTGGGTCAGTCTTTGCAAGGGGTGCGATGAAAAAAGATGGTCAGTGGAAACCCTGACCCACTGGGATCACGGGTTTTCACATCATGAAACCAGACGCTGACGATGACAAAAGTGCCTTTTGGTTCTGGGGGTCGGTTTTTGAAAAGTCAGAAAATAAGTACCCTTTCGAAAATGCTCTATCTTGGGGGTCGCATGCGCGAAAGGCACCTTTGGCATCGTCAGTGTCTGAACCCTGATTCTGACCCACTGGGTGCACGGATTCCCGGAAATTCCCCCGGATTCACCCGGGCACCCTGACCCACTGGGTGCACCCTTCGAACCCCCATGAACCCCTGACCCACTGGGTGCAGTGACCCACTGGGTGCACGGTAGCGCACCCTTTCCCACTGGGTCAGGATGCCCCCGGGGTGCCCGGGGGCGGCGCCGGCGGGTTCGGCGGGGGGAGGGAGGGCCGGCGCGAGGTGGGGCGTTGGCGGGGCGGCATCACGAACCCCGTGAAATTTTTTTCAAAAAGTAGAAACCCAATGGGTCACTTCCCCCTACTTCCTACAATTCCAGCCATGTGCTACGATCCTTAACACTATGGAACAAGCATTCGCTCCATCCGTAGGCACGGTTGTCACCGGTGAAAGTGCACTCCCAAACTGGCTGTCGTGCCCGGACCCGCCAACACCTCGCCCCACGAAGGCTGCGAGAGAGTTGCTGCACATCGAATACGAGCAGATATTCGAACGGGTGATCGAGGACATCTATCGGGGTCGATCCCTGCAGTCGCTCATCGAGGGTGATCCAAGGGTCATTTCGTATGAGGACTTCCTGCGCTGGGTCAAGCGTGACCCGCAGCGCCATGAGCGGTTCAAGGAAGCGCAAGAGATGCGCACGGAGTTCTTGGCCGGGGAGATCCTTGAGATTGCCGATGGTGTCGAGTCGGTTGACCCCACCTCGAACGACACGGTGAACCGGGACAAGTTGCGCATCGACACGCGCAAGTGGCTTATGGGAGCGCACAACAAGAAGCGCTACGGTGAGACCAAGCAGATTGAACTCGGTGGCACGATCTCGATCACTGAAGCGCTGGCAGCAGCCCAGGCCCGGGTGATCGAGGGCGAGGTCATCGACGTAACACCTCGACTGGAGAACAACTGATGCAGAAGATGCGCTACTCGCCGGAGGAGGAGCAGCTTCTGATGTCGCAGCTTTGGAGTCCGTCCATCAAGGACGATCCGGAGACGTTTGTGCTGTTTGCGTTCCCGTGGGGGCAGAAGAACACGCCGTTGGAGCACTTCAAGGGGCCACGGGCGTGGCAGCGCAGGACGCTGCGCAGGATACGGGACTTCATCAAGGAGAACCGGGCCAAGCTGACCGACAAGGAGTTGATCGAGGCGCTGCGCAGGGCCGTGTCGTCGGGCCGGGGCGTGGGGAAGTCAGCACTGGTGTCTTGGCTGATCCTGTGGATGCTGAGCACGCGGATCGGATCGTCTGTGATCGTGTCGGCCAACTCGGAGAACCAGTTGCGCAAGGTCACCTGGGGCGAGTTGACCAAGTGGGTCACGATGGCCATCAACGCCCACTGGTGGGAGCCCACGGCCACCAGCCTGAACCCTGCTGCGTGGCTGACTGAACTTGTCGAGCGGGATCTGAAGAAGGGCACCCGGTACTGGGGCGCTGAAGGGAAGCTGTGGTCGGAGGAGAACCCCGACGCCTATGCCGGTGCGCACAACATGGACGGCATGATGGTGATCTTCGACGAGGCCAGCGGCATTCCGGATTCGATCTGGAGCGTGGCGGCGGGCTTCTTCACGGAGAACATCCTCGACCGGTACTGGTTCGCGTTCTCCAACGGACGGCGCAACACCGGGTACTTCTACGAGTCGGTAGACGGCAACAAGCGGGACTTCTGGGAGAGCGAGAAGATCGACGCCCGCACAGTCGAGGGCACCGACAAGAGCATCTACCAGCAGATTATCGAGGAGTACGGTGAGGACTCCGACGAGGCCCGGGTCGAGGTCTACGGTGACTTTCCCAAGAGCGGCCAAGACCAGTTCATCGCGCCGCATCTGGTGGACGACGCCATGAAGCGGGAGCAGTGGAAAGACATGACCGCGCCAGTCGTCATCGGCGTGGACCCAGCCCGGGGCGGCATGGACAGCACCGTGATCGTCGTGCGCCGTGGGCGCGACATCGTGTCGATCAAGCGGTTCCGAGGCGACGACACCATGACCACAGTCGGACACGTCATCGACGCCATCGAGGAGTACCGGCCAGCACTGACCGTCATCGACGAGGGTGGCCTGGGCTACGGGATACTTGACAGGTTGACCGAGCAGAAGTACAAAGTGCGCGGGGTGAACTTTGGCTGGAAGGCCAAGAACCCCGTGATGTGGGGCAACAAACGAGCCGAGATCTGGGGAGCCATGCGCGACTGGCTTAAGTCGGCCAGTTTGCCGCAGGACAGGCTTCTCAAAGCGGATCTGACCGGTCCGATGAAGAAGCCCAACTCGGCGGGCACCATATTTTTGGAGGGCAAAAAGGAAATGAAAGCCCGTGGCTTAGCCTCACCCGACGCAGCAGACGCGATTGCGGTGACGTTTGCATTTCCTGTCGCTCATCGAGAGTATGTTGATCGCCCGCGTACCATTACAATGCGCGACCGAGGCATGATGTCTGCCAGTTGGATGGGCGCGTAATGACCAAAAAATCTGTGTCTTTGAGCGTTGGCCGGGGCGAAAAGCTACCGGTGAGCAAAGGCGCGGGTTTGACGGCCAAGGGGCGCGAAAAATACAACCGCGAGACAGGCTCCAACCTCAAAGCGCCAGCCCCGAACCCCAAGACCGAGGCTGACAAGGGCCGCAAGGCGTCGTTTTGCGCCCGGATGGGTGGCGTAGCGGCCAAAGCCAAAGACGGCGAACGCGCCAAGGCGGCGCTCAAACGGTGGAAGTGCTGATCATGGCTACAAAACCCGGTCTCTACGCGAATATTCACGCCAAGCGTGAGCGAATCGCTGCTGGCAGCGGCGAAAAGATGCGCAAACCGGGCACAGCGGGTGCTCCGACGGCCAAAGCCTTCAAAGAGTCCGCCAAAACGGCGAAAAAGGGCAAGTAATCATGCCACTCGTCAAATCAGCGTCTCCTGCCGCCTTTCGCAAGAACGTAAAGGCCGAAATGGCGGCTGGAAAGCCTCAGAAACAGGCCGTGGCCATCGCGTACAGCACCCAGCGTGCTGCGCAGGCCAAATCAGGCTCAAAACCCGCGCCAAAAGGCAAGAAGTAACATGGCTGACTACACCGGCATCACATCGGCTGCTGCCGTGGCCAACGGCGGCGGCGCCAAGAACAAGTCTGACGCGGACGTCCTCACCACCGCCCGCCAGCGGCTGAATCAGGCTATTTCTGCCTACAGCGAGAGCCGGGAAGACGAGATTGACGACCTGCGGTTCTACGCAGGCAGCCCGGACAACCACTGGCAGTGGCCAGCAGACGTTCTGGCCACTCGTGGTGCGGTGCAGGGGCAGACGATCAACGCTCGGCCATGCCTGACGATCAACAAACTGCCGCAGCACGTTCATCAGGTCACCAACGACCAGCGGCAGAACCGCCCCAGCGGCAAGGTGATCCCGGCTGATGACAAGGCTGACGTTGAGGTCGCGGAGATCTTTAACGGCGTGGTGCGGCACATCGAGTACATCAGCGACGCTGACGTTGCCTACGACACCGCTTGCGAGAACCAAGTGTCGTTTGGTGAAGGCTACATCCGCATCCTGACCGAGTATTGCGACGACGACACGTTCAATCAGGACATCAAGATCGGGCGGGTGCGCAACTCGTTTTCGGTCTACATGGACCCGCTGATCCAAGACCCGTGCGGCTCGGACGCCAAGTGGTGCTTTATCACCGAGGACATCACCCGCGAGGAGTACCACCGGCTGTACCCGAACGCCTCGCCGGCCAACACGCTGATGAGCTTGGGCGTGGGCGACCAGTCGCTGAGTCAGTGGCTCAACGAGAACACGATCCGCATCGCCGAGTATTTCTACGTTGATTACGACCGCGCCACTCTGAACCTGTATCCGGGCAACCAGACGGCGTTTGCCGGCACGCCCGAGGACAAGCAGCTCAAGGCGATGTTCGGCAAGCCGCTGCGCTCGCGCCAGGCTGATCGCAAGAAGGTCAAGTGGTGCAAGATCAACGGCTACGAGATCCTCGAAGAGCAGAAGTGGG